TTTGATGAATTAAATTATGGAAAATAAATCAATTTGGAATTGGGAATTATATCAAAAGTATTTTGGTGAAAAAAATTTAATTACAAATAAAATTAAATCAAAGGATGAATTAATTTCTCGTATTATAAATAAATTATCGGGGAATACATTTAATTAAAAAATTAACCCCCATTTCTGATTTAGATTTGGGGGTTTTATTTTTATTTTATATAGATATCATAACTTTTACCATCAGCACCTACGAACAATTTATTTTTTCTTAGTTTATCATTATATAAATCCCTAATAATCTCTAAGGAATGTTTTATTGTATTAGTTGGTGGAACTTTCCAATCTACATTATTTATTTGTTCGATTAATCTTTTCATATCAATATTTTCTGTAAACAAGAGTTCAACGATTGCTTTAAACCAATATCTTTTTCCCGGTTCGTTTATAAATTTATTTTTGAATAAGGTTAAAATATCCATATTAGTTTCTAACCATAATTTTTCATCATTGGAGAGAGTTAATGTTCCATTTTTAAAACTGTCATGACTTATTTTTATCCTGTCAGATTTTTTATTTAAGATAAAATAGATAAGTTCATGTTCTACACCATATTTGTCAAAAATATATCTGTAATTTAAATAGTTATTATCACCAAGTTCACATTTTGAAAACATAAAATCGGTTACATCCCAAGTTTCCGATGCGGTATTTACTCGTTCAACATCTTCCAATGATTTTTTTGGATCATCAATATCGAAATCTTCTCTGACAACAAATGGAATTGGTAGTCCTAATCTATAATAAGCCCAAAATCTATGTTGACCATCGATGATATATAATGCTTTTCCTTTTTTAGGGTCTCCATTAAATCCAACAACTATTGCAATTTCTTTAATTGCTTTTCTTTTAATGGATTGCATGATTTTCTTTATATTTGATTCATTAATCATCCGATTGCCTTTGATAAATCCAAAGAGTGCATAATCTTTTGTTTCTTGTAGGGTGGTAATTTTGGTGCTTTTTGACAGGATTTCTGTCAAGTTGAATGTTTGCATAATTTTTTTGATTTTTTTTAATTACTAAATGGCTCCAATCTATAGTATCAGACACCTAATTCTTATGTTATTCGAATAACACTACAAATTTAATATTATTTTTTTAAATTATCAAATTATTTTATTGATTTTTTTTAATTAATATTTTTTTTTAAAAATGGAACTCAGGATATCATTTAATAGTTTATAAGATGTGACTTTAATTATTTTTCACTTATTAAATTTAAAAACTATGTTAACATTAATTTTTGTAATTGTTTTAATTGTTATTTTATTTTTAATTTACAAGTTTGTAAACTTTTTGACTACTCATGGAAAGTTTATTCCATCTTCACTTGTTATATTATTTGTTGATAAAGTAAAGAAAATTCAGGATGGTGAGGATGGGAAAGTTATTGTTAAAACACTTGGCGATTTTAAAGTTATTGTCATTATGAAAGATAATAACATTGTAGATTCAATCAGTGTGGATATTAAAAACAGCAAAGTGTATTCCGGTATTGTGGATAGCAATTCCCCAAATTGGTCTGACGTATTAATTCCTGTTAGTTTACCATACAATTCGGATTCAAAAACTGTAGATGAAATAAGATTGATTGAAGATTCATTGGTTGATGAGATTATGCAAATACTTGTGTCTCACGAATCCGATGAAAAATAGTTTAAAAAACCCCCATTTCTAATTAAGATTTGGGGATTTTTAATATATTTATATAAAAACAAAATAATATTTGTTTTTTGAAAAACTTTGACTATTTTTACAATATAAAAAACTTTAAAAACATATAATCATGAAAAATTTAATTCTATTTATTACATTTTTACTTTTAGTAAATGTCTCATATTCCCAATCGACCAAAACTCTTGTTAAGAGTTTAAAATTAGAAACAAATAAAGTATTGTTTGATATTTCAGGTGGTAAGAAAATTAATTACTGGGATGACAATCATATTAAAATTATTTTTGTTGCGAAAATAAATCTGAGTGAGGACATGTTAAATCAACTAATCAAATTAGGTAGATATGATTTGGAAAGTAAGATTGAAAATGACATAACGATTGTTAGATTTGTCAAAATCTTGAAGGATTTAATTATTAAAGGAGAAAAGGTGTCAGAAAATTTTGACTTTGAGATATATTTACCTAGAGAATCGAGGGTTGTGGGATCAATTGATGTTCAGTAGATATATACTTTTCATTTTGTTTTTACTATTTATTATAAATAAAAAACAAAATTATGAACAAAAGAATTATTTTGTTTTTGGGGGTTATTATACTTTTTTTAAATTATAGTATTCCTCAAAAACATTTTCGTCTGTATAAAACTCAATTTACAGATAATAATGAATTAGCAAAATTCATTTCTTTTAGTAGTACATTTAATCACAAACATCCTTTTACTAAATTTATTGAGGAGTATAAAGATGTTGCAATCTTATATCAGATCGAATGTGGCATACCTGTGAGTGTACAACTTGCTCAAGCAATCACAGAGAGTGGTGGAGGAAAATGTGAATTAGGAAAAAACGCAAATAATTTATTCGGTATGAAATATTATAAAGAAATATTTTCAGGAGAATATTACACAACATCTGATGGCACGAAATGGAGAAAATATCCTAATGTTAAAGAATCTTTTAGAGACCATGCCGAATTTTTAAATAAATATTACAATCACGCAGTTAATAAAGATTGGAAATATTGGGCTAATTCATGTAGAGGTTATGGTGGACCTGGTTATTGGAATTATATTGGGGAAGTTATAAAAAAATATAAATTATATGAATACGATGAATTGGTGATTAAGTTGCAAGATAAAAATAAATCATTTAATATTTGATTTTTCTCTTTTGTAATCCAAGTATTGTTTATAAATTATTGTGTGTAAATGATAACTGACAATTATTATTGTTGCATATATCTCGAACCACAAGAAATCAAATACAAACAATAGTGGAATTGAAATGATTAATAATAATCCATAGTATATAAATCTTTTTACCAATAACAAAGATATTAGACAGGATAAAAAGAAACAACCTGCAAATACATTATGAATTAATTTGAATTGAGTAACTGAGAATGCTGTCAACAATAATAAAAAAACTGATGGTGTCCTCCATTTCGGAGTACTGAATAAATAATAACTTGTTGTTGCATTAATAAAAATAAAAAGGGGTTGTAAGGGGGTTTCCCAATAGGAAGATATTGATTCTTTTAATCCTTGTGTTAGTATTAAAAGAAATGGTTGCAATATTGTAATAATAATTACAAATATTTTTAATTGTAAATCATATTTTTTTATAAAATCCATTATTTATAAAGATAAAATTATGAGAGAAGAAGACAAAGGCATTATTTACGGTAACTTGTTAAACGAACATACCCGATTATATAATCAAATAAATATAATTAAAGGTCAAAACATTGATTTATCCCAACAAGATAAATTAAAAATTCAAGAATTGGAGAGAAAACAAATCGAAATAATGAATAAAATTAAAAAATTATTTGATTAATATGTTAATTAATTCTTTAACTGAGATTAAAGATAACGAATCACTAATGGATGGATTAAACTTAATAATTAAAAAATTAAGTAAAACTTATCCATTTGTGACCGGATGGGGATTTGAGGATGATTACCATCAGTTTGAATCAACTCTCTTTATACATCTCATTATAGATTATGATAAATTTGTTGAGTTCTACCCTGATTTGAGATTAGGTTTTTATATAAAGAGTGCTATTCGAGACTATGGACAATATAAAGCGTATAGTCTTAAAGGTATTTTTACATCCGACTCACAAAATTTTGACCAAGAAAAAATTAATAAATCACTAAATGATTCTTATTACAAATTATATAAATCAGACAGCGACTATGTTGCTGAAGTTGTATGGTTTGACAACTTTGTTGATAAGATTACGTTAAGTGTTACTGGTTTTGTATTTAAATCTGATAATATTTCAGATGAAGAATATGATTTACCATTTTAAATAAAAAAAAAAGGTTAACAGTAATGTTAACCTTTTTTAATTCTAATCGATTCCTAATACTTCGAGTTCGAAAATTAATTTCTTTCCTGCTAGTGGATGGTTAGTGTCAATTGTTACACTACTTTCATTAACATCAATAACAGTAACAATTACAACCCCTCTTTCTGTGTTTCCTTGCAATGTCTCTCCAATTTGAACATTTGGTGGGAATTGATTTTTAGGTACAGTAATGATTGCACTGTCATCATATGGACCATAGGCTTGTAAGGAGTCAATTTCAATAATCTTTTTTTCACCAATTGACATTTCCAATAATCCATTTTCAAATCCGGGGATTAATTGTCCTTGACCTAATGTTGATTTAAGGGGTTCTCTGCCTTCGTTGAGAGAAGAATCGAAAATTGTACCATCTTCCAATTTTCCTGTATAATTGACTGTTATGGTGTCACCAAGTTGAATTTTTTTCATTTGAATAATTTTAATTAAGTTTAATAAATAAATTTTTATAAGTCAAATGGTATCGTAGGAAATTAGACAAACAAATTTTTCTTCAATAAATCCGGTATATTTCTTAACTTCATTAAGGATATATTTTAATCCATCGTCCCCAACCTCTTTGAATAACTCTAAGTCACTTAAATATAATTTGCAAGTAATTAAATAGTTTTTATTTTGTGTACAAAATTTAATATCACTAATATCTACATAACTTCCTGAACCATACAATAATTCCAATTGTTTTTTGAACATCTTGTTTATAATTCGAGTGAACAAAGTTTCCATTTTTATATTTAATATAAAATAAATAAATTTGATTTTCAAATTTATTTTTATATTTTTGGAACTATATACACATATAAATCGTTTTAAAATTATAACAATGATAAAAAAAATTTTTAACTTCTTAAAGAATAAGAAAATGGAAAACTCAAAAATATTTAATCAATATGCTTGGATTAGCAAAGTTTTGGATTCCTGTGAGAATGAAACTCAAATAATGAACACAGAAAGATTGTTTGATAATTTCATTAATAACTATAATAAATCTATCGCTAAGAATACCAAGAAATTATTCATAACTGAATTTTCTAAAGACGTTAAGAAGAAAAAATTAGGTGTATCTAAAAGATATGAGTTTAATAGTAAAAAATACTTGGTATGAGAGAACATAATCAAATTGAAATATCTAAAATTTATTCAGATTCATTAAAAAATATTAAAATGTCATACAAATATACTTGGTTTGATAGAGCCAGAAGACTTCTGTTAAGAGATTTTCCCAACTTTGTTATGAATATATACCGATTCAGAAAAGCCTTGTGGAGACACCACTGGTGGGATTATAGTGGTACATTACATTTCATTGAAATTGGTGTTAATGATATATCCAAAAATCTTGAAAAGAAAGGTCTTGAAGTTGACCATAGTAGAAATAAAAAAGTAGACAAGATGAAAAGACTTGTTGAAATACTCAGAAATAAACGTGAGGATAGATACTTCGATATTGTTGAAAAAGAAATGGGATATGAACCACTTTTTAATAATAGAAAATTTGTTCCACTCGAAGAAAATCCTGACTTATTTGAGTTAGTTGATTTTTCTTCCGAAGAAGAAAAAGAAATGAATAGAAAGTATTACAATAGAGTTAATGAATTGGAAGAACAAGAATGGAATGAATTTTGGGAAATACTTAAAGGTCAAGAATATAGTAAATTCGACAAAGAGAAAGATTGGGATGACCAATTTGATGGGAGTGGAATACGAGGTTGGTGGGATTAAAAAAAAAATATTGTCAATAATTTGAAACTTTCTAAGTAGAGAACTCGTTAATATAATTATTACATCACACTTAAAAACATAATCATATGAAAAATCTAATTTTATTATTTCTTATTTTATTAATTAGTTATTCAATAAAGGCTCAACTTTCATTGGATGCTAAAGAAATGATTACAGTTAAAGACAAGAAAAAAAGTGTTGAAAAAATTAATGGTAAAATAATTATTAATTCAGATACAACTGAAATTGAAATCCATATTAATGAAATTAGTTATAAAGAAAAAATTGGACAATTTTCAGATTTTAGTGATTTTGGTGAATGTAAAGTTTACATCTATGACCAAGAAGAAGGTTATTTAGTGTTTCAAATTTTGAATAATTCACTTTACTCAGTTTGGTTTCAAACTAAAAAAAATAAACTACAATTTCTTTAATAAAATAAAAGAGGATTTTAAAATTTAAAATCCTCTTTTATTATTTACACTCTAATTGATTACTATTGAATTTCTCCATTAAAATTACTATCATTTATTACATCTACGATTTCATCTCTAAATCTTGTAAAATTTGATTGTGTAACATCACTTCTCTTTGTTCCTGCTGTAGGTGGGAAATATAGGTTAGCCAATGCAGTTCTTGCTCCAATATCACTATATGAAATTTTAATTGTCATTTTTTCCACATTTATTGGATATCTTTTAAGATAATTACCAAAATCACCTTTACCTGATACCATTTCAGCAGTCAAAGGTAAACTTGTTCCATTATTACCTCTAGTTGATATTGTTAATTGATTCAATCCTGCAAAACCAGTACCATTTGTAAAAACATTTGTTCTTTGAGATAACAAATTAAGTATTTGGTCTTTTGTTGCTTTGTGTGTTGATTGGTTGTATATTGGGTCAAATTTTAGAATAACCTCAAAATCAAATCTAATTTGATTAGGTTTTAAATTACCTGGAGCGTTTCCTAAATCAATTATTCTTAGTATGTCATTCTGATTATTACTGAGAACTCTAAAACCTTCCGGCGGATTTTCAGAACCAAGAGATCTTTTGTTATTAATTTCAAAAATATATGACCATTTTAACGGATATAATAATGAACTTTCAGTTCCAGTTGCTTGTTCTTTTATAACTCGTTTAACAAGTTTCATTAAATCATTTTCGGTTAATCTTATAATTTTTTTCATAATTTTTATTTAATAAATATATGATAATGAAAAAAAAACCAAATATTCTTTGAATTTTTTAAAAGTTATTTAGGTTATAATAATAAATGATTACTCATTAAAAAAAAACATACTAATGAAAATAACTTTTATATCTGACACCCACGGTAAACACAATCAAATCACTAAAGATTTGGTTGGTGGTAATTTGTTAATCCATGCTGGAGATATTTCATCAATGGGATATAAACAAGAAATACAAGATTTCTGCGAATGGTTTGATAATATAGATAACTATGACTTCAAAGTATTCATCGCAGGTAATCACGATTGGGAATTTCTTGATAGAGAACAATTATTTGTTTACAAAAATGTTGTTACCCCAAAGTCTACTCAAGAAATATTGAATAATTTTAAAACATTCAATTATCTTAGAGATGAAGAAATCCAAATTGGTAATGATAACCCTATCAAAATATATGGTAGCCCTTGGCAACCTGAGTTCTATAATTGGGCTTTCAATCTCCAAAGAAAAGGGGATGAACTAAAAAGTAAATGGGATGCAATACCTATTGATACTGATATATTAATTACTCACGGACCTGCTTATGGGTATCTTGATAGGGTTGTTGGAAGAACTGAACATTTGGGTTGTGAATTATTGACTGATAAAATCAAAGAATTCAAACCAAAAATTCACGTTTGTGGACACATTCATTCTGGTTATGGTTATGTATTTGATGGGGATACTCATTATATTAATGCAAGTGTTCTAAATGAACAGTATCGTTACAGTAACAAACCATTGACTGTTGAATGGAATCCTGACACTAATGAAATAGAATTCTTGTAATAGAAAAACCCCCTATTTTTAGTAGGGGGTTTTTATTTTAAACATATTTTATTATTGACTTAAATGACTCATTAATACACCGCCTAATGTCCCTGCATGTACTGATAAATGATTTATTGTGTCTGCATCTAGTCGTACTTTTCTTTTGGTATAATCAATTCCAAACATACCAATAAATTTGTTTTCAATAGTTTTAATAGCAAAGATATATGTGGATTTACATCCAGTTTCTTCTGCAACATATTTTAATCCATGTGTTGAAATTGTTTCATCTTTGAAATCGGGTATTTCTATTACATCGTGTTCTAATAAATGATTAATTGATTTACTAAAAAGATTAACTGGGATGTTTTGAAAATTGGATTGTTTTGATGTCACATGAGTATTAACTGATTCGTAAATAATACTGAATTTTGCCATTGATTTACCGGTTGGATAAAAATTACCCCCATTATGAAATTGTGTTATCCAAACTCTATCACAATTTAAGTCTTCTTTGATGTGTTCTATTTTTGAGGTTATTAATTCACTTACTTTTAAGGTTTCCTTAACCATATCAGGTTTTTTCTTTCTTTTGTCAAGTATACTTTTTACATAAAGTAAAGTTACTGGCCCCATTACACCTGTAATAAATGATACTATAATCTCTGTTGTCATATTTAATTTATTTTACAATAAATATATCTTAATTCTAAAAAAAAAGGGGTTATTTTAACCCCTTTTTTAATTTAACAAACTTTGGTTCACCTTTATAGATGTTTTCTACTTCATATGCGTTTTTACTGAATTTTTGATCATATTTCCATATTTGGATTATATCTCCGTGGTCAATAATTTGTTCAAATTTAGTATCACCTGTATTAGGTATTTCAACGTTTTGTTTTTTTGCCATTATACAATTGATTCAGAAAGTTTTTTGGATAAATTTAATTCGTATGCTCTTGCTAATCTAGTAAGTCCACAACCCCATCCAAATCTTGGGAAGAAATCGAAAGATAAGAATTCTTCTAGTTCTTTTTCAACCCTTTCTTTACCAAAAAGTTCAAAAAGTTTTTCAGAATATTTACCATCTTCAATATTATAGAACATTTTTCTCATACTGTCAACATCGCAACTTCTTTCTGCACTTCCAATTGTTTCTTGTCCGAACAAAATCACATCAACTTTTTTGAATTTATCACCTTCAGCTTTTTGCATATTCCAAAATGGATTTGTTCTCAAAGGAAAATTTTGAAGGGAGATTGAATCTCCAATTTCTTTCCACATTATTGTTTCATGTTCTGCTTCCAAAATTGATGTATCATATTTTTCACATAAGGTATCATAGTCAACAACAGTTGGAACATCAAATCCAAGATAATCTAACAATTCTGATTGAAGTTTAACCATATCTTCTTTAGTTCCTTTTGTTTCCACTTCAAACATTGGGAAAATTAAATCATGTCTGCCGGGAATCGGGTTTTTTTCTTGTCTATATGATGTTGTAATACAAAATACACCATTCCATTCAGGATTTTTTAGTAATTCAATTTCCAACCACATTTGGCCTGTTTGTGGTAACGGCCAAATTTCACCTGAGTATTCAAATTTTGTAATACTATGTGGATTTTCACATGCAGCCAAGATTGATAATCTTGATTGGGCAGGAACTTCTAAAAATCCTTTCTCTAAAAAGAAAGTTCTCATCTTTTGTACTAATTCGTGATAAATTTCTGTGTTTTTCATTTTTTTTATTTAATTAAGTTTATTGATTTACAAAAAAAATCCCCCTAAATAATAGGAGGATTAAATATTATTCAAATTTTATTATATCTAGTAAATTTATAAGCATATATTAATTTTTAATTTAGGAATAAATACTATTAAATTTTAATAAAGTCCATTTTTATATTAAAAAAAATATAAAACTGACAAATTGTCAGGTTGCGTTAAATTGGAATAATTTTTATGAAGATATAATTGACTCTATGAGAATAAATTTATAATTTTTAACAAAAAAAACATTTATGGGTAAAATTTTAGGAATAGATTTAGGTACCACAAATTCTTGTGTGGCGATTATGGAAAACGGTGAACCGATTGTTATCACTAATAGTGAGGGTAAAAGAACAACCCCATCGGTTATTGGTTTTATTAATGAAAATGAGAGAAAAATTGGAGATCCGGCTAAAAGACAGTCTGTGACAAATCCGGAAAAAACAATTTACTCCATTAAAAGATTCATGGGTAATGGTTATGATGAATTTATTCAGGAAACCAAGAGAGTCCCTTATAAAGTAATTAGAGGGAAAAATAACACTCCAAAAGTTCAGATTGATGGTAAGGAATATTCACCTCAAGAAATCTCTGCAATGGTGTTACAGAAGATGAAACAAACCGCTGAAGACTATTTGGGTCATTCTGTTACAGAAGCGGTTATAACAGTACCTGCTTACTTCAACGATGCTCAAAGACAGGCAACAAAAGAAGCGGGTGAAATTGCGGGTTTAACTGTTAAAAGGATTATTAATGAACCAACTGCGGCTGCTTTAGCGTATGGATTGGACAAGAAATCTAAAGATATGAAAATTGTTGTTTTTGACTGTGGTGGAGGAACTCATGATGTGTCTGTATTAGAATTAGGTGGTGGTGTATTTGAAGTTTTAGCAACTGATGGGGATACGCACTTAGGTGGTGATGATTTCGATCAAGTTATTATTGATTGGTTGGTACAAGAATTTAAAAATGAGAATAATTTTGATTTATCTAAAGATTCAATGTCATTACAGAGATTGAAAGAAGCTGCAGAAAAATCTAAAATTGAATTATCCTCATCTCCATCAACAGATATTAATTTACCATATATCACATCAATTGATGGTAGTCCAAAACACCTTGTAAAAACGTTAACCAAGTCAAAATTTGAGCAGTTGGTGGACTCTTTGGTTAAAAGAACAATTGAACCTTGCAAATCGGCATTAAAGAATGCTGGGTTGTCACCAAAAGACATTGATGAGGTAATTTTGGTTGGTGGTTCAACAAGAATTCCTGCAATTCAGGATGCGGTTAAACAATTCTTTGGAAAAGAACCATCAAAAGGTGTAAATCCCGATGAAGTTGTTGCTTTGGGGGCGGCAATTCAAGGTGGTGTATTAGCAGGAGATGTAAAAGATGTACTTTTGTTGGATGTTACCCCACTTTCATTAGGAATTGAGACTATGGGTGGTGTTTTTACCAAATTAATTGAGTCAAATACAACAATTCCGACTAAAAAGTCACAAGTGTTCTCAACTGCGATTGATAATCAACCAACTGTTGAAATTCATGTATTACAGGGTGAAAGACCTATGGCAAAAGACAATAGAACCATTGGTAGATTCCATTTGGATGGTATTCCACCATCAATGAGGGGTATTCCACAGATAGAGGTGACATTTGACATTGATGCTAACGGTATAATTAACGTTTCAGCCTTAGATAAGGGTACAAATAAACAACAAACTATTAGAATTGAGTCATCTTCAGGACTTTCTAAGGAAGAAATTGATAGAATGAAGAGAGAAGCGGAAGAAAATGCTGAATCTGACAGGATTTTGAAAGAAAAAGCGGAAAAAATTAATGAAGCTGACAGTACAATCTTCAATATTGAAAAAACTTTGAAGGATTTGGACGAAAAAATCAGTGAAGAACAGAAAAATGACGTTAAAAAGGCATTAGAATCACTAAAAAATGCTAAAAATGGTGGTGAAATTGACGAAATTAATAAAGAATTGGACATTATTAATGGTATAATACAGAAAATAACCCAAGAATTGTACCAAAATACATCAAATCAGACCGAAAATACCGATGGATTTAATGGTTCTGACGTTGAATTTGAAGAAGTTAAGTAGATATCGTTTTGTTGGAGCCACCGAAACGATAAAAAAAACCCTCAACTATATGTTGGGGGTTTCTTCTTTTTGTTCAGTTTCTTCAGTTGGTTTTTCAATTTTCTTTTCTCTTTGTATTTGATATACCATATAACCGGCAACAAAGAATTCAATTCCCACCCAGATACTAAAATCTGAAATAGTGAATGTTTTATGTTTTTCAAGTAAGAAGAATATCATTCCCCATTGTGCGATAATAAATGCAATACCTGATTCAATTCTTTTTTTGGAATAAAATGATGATTGACTTGAATAAATTTTATTTATTTCCCTGATAAACCATTTGATATTCCCCCATCCGAAAAAATAATTCTTTTTCATATTTAACTTTATTTATAAATATAAGTTTTTAATTAAATCATATCTTGAAATTTATCAATTACTTCTATATTTTTAGCATAAAAATCCATTACATTTGCATATTTGTTAAATTCATCCATATTAAAATAAAAAATCTGATATTCATTTGAATCTTTTTGGGGTTTCATATACAAATATTTATTTGAATCTGACTTATGTACTCTAAACATTCCATCCATTTCATTTTCTTCTGAATATCTTTTCAATCTTGGTGGTAATTGATTTATTTGTAAATCAATATAATCTTTATTTTCTATTTTTTGTAAACTAGTTTGATATTCTTTTTCCTGTGGTACAGTATCTGGGAAACTTTGTTCATTCATTATTCTTTTAACTAATCTTGTTAAATCGGTTTCAGTCAATCTTACAATTTTTTTCATAATTCTTTTTATTATAAATATTATAAAACAAAAAAGAGGACGTAGCGAATGTCCTCTTTGTTTGTTACCATAACTAGTAACGGTCCTAAAAGTCCTCCTAAGAGGTTAGATTATTCTCCTTTGATTAACGCTAAACATCTTTTCAAATGTTCTTTTGTTCTAGGGGATGGAGTAAATTCATCATCTTTTGTTTGAAGATTTAAAACTCTTTCAATATCTTTAACAAGTTCAGTTCCATGTTCGGCTTCCTTATATAATTCAGTTATTTTATCCATTGCTTTATGACAATTACCTGATGTTTCATCAAAATAATTTTTGTTTCTAAACTTATTAAGGTGGTGCATTAAGTTATAGGCTAAATGGGCCCCACCATCTTTAACATCTTTAAATAATCTTATATTGTTTAGAATACCCAATGTATCCACCATTGAATTAACACCTAGTTTTCTTTTTGATACACCTGGTGCGTAATCAACATATTCATCAGCTTTCCCAACTATTTCTTCCAATGGAACAACATTTTCAGGAACACATCTTGCTTTTTTTTCATCAACTTCCATTTTGTCAGATTCTTTTAATAAGTTTTTTCTGATATTCTGAATTAAATGGAAATCAGAAATATTTTTCTTTTTCATTTTCATAGTTTTTATTAATAAATAGTTATTATGAGAATTAAATTCCCCATTTCTTTCTAATAAAATTAAGTACTTCTCTTTTTGTTATTTGATTGTCATTATTAGAATCGAAACCTTTATTTTGATTTGCTATTAAATTTACTCGTCCAGATGAAACTTCACTTCCTAAAATAAAATCATCATTTTGACTTAAAGCGTATGGATAAAAAACTAAAAGATATCCATCTTCAGGACTTTTAACATATTTAAGTAATCCTCTTTTTTTATTGTAAAAATCATAAACATAATCTAATTGTTTAATCGCTGACATATTTTTTAATTCATCAATTGATGTTCCTAAACCTTTTGCAGTATTTGGCATAAATTGAATTAATCCTGTCGCACTAGATTTTGGATTTCGAGCATCAGGTTTAAATCCACTTTCAAAATACATTGTCGCTAAAATTATTTCAGGAGATATGTTTAAATTTTTTGCAATACTATTAACTTTATTTACAAATTCTTCTCCTTGTATTTTTAAAGCGATTTTTTCAAATTTTTCACCACTGAAACTACCTTTTGATATATCAATATCTGACATTGATGATTTTCTTTCAATATTTAATTCTTTAAAATCGGAATCATTTATATTTTCACTTTTTAATTTTTCAACTAACTTAGTCATTAGACTTGAATTTACAATTCCATCGGTTTCTAATCCCAAATCTTCCTGAAGAGATTTTACTGCTCTTTTAGTTTCAGGTCCGAATTTACCATCTATACCCCATACAGGTAATGAATACCCCAATAATTGTAATCCTGTCTGTATTTGGAATACAATATCATCTGAAATTACCGACCCCTTATAATTAATTTCACCATTAAATTCTTTTAAATCACTTAATAAATCTTCTAGCATATTTTCTTCACCGATACCTTTTTTGAATCCAAATAAAGTTTCTATATATGAAGTTTCTTTAGGTGTTGGAAGATTTCCACTAATAAAACTATCAACATCATTCGCCATTTTACTATGAGCCCCACCTGTTATATGTGACTTATCAGATGCAAATTCATTTGAGTTTAAAGGTGTTGGGGGTATAACAATAAAATTAGAACCACTCAAATTTTCTAATGACTCTTGAAATTTAATCATATCATCTCTTTTTTTACCTAATTTCTCTGACATTGATTTAGCATCATACCCTGAATAAATGTAAGTTTTTCCACCTTGATCAGCAACCATGCCAATAATTTTTTCTAAATTACTTTTTGCTGAATTACCACCTAATCCATTAAAAATATCATTAGTACCACCATAAACAAAAACGATATCATATTTTTTGTTTTTTAATTCTTTTGATACTTCGTCCTTCATCCATTTTGTTATTTTTCCTCTTTGTGCAATATGTGTGGAATCCCAGTCAGAATGTTTTTTTGCCAATAAATAATTCCATGTAAACCCAGGTTCACTACTTAAACTATCACCAACAAATAGTACGTTCAATTTTTTATCTACACTTTCCTTTAAAAGTGATATCATTTGTTTGAACTGTTTTTCGCTTATTACTAATTTCATGAATACATTTTTTTATAAATATCAAATATTTAATAAATGATATATTGTAATAAATAAACAGGTTTTTTAAATAAAATCATATGATAAAAAATATTGATTCCTTGATTAAGGAAAGTTTAAATAAAATAATCAACCATCCTATGAAATTAACTGATTATTGTTTAATTTCGGAAGATTTAAAATATCATTTAGAAAATGAAATTTCATTAAATGAAACTGTTTTTAGAACTTATTCAGAAAAATATTTTAAACTAATAAATGAAGTTAGAAATTTATATAATGACGATAAAATAGAATTAAATGATGATGATATTTGGTTAGTTGAATCTGATTTAGGAAGAAAAGTCTTGTTGGAAAATGGTGAGGAAGTTTGGTTGGATGCACCAATTCAAGATGAAATTTTGAATGAAGCAAAATATCAAGGTAAAGATGTAAAAGTAGGTTATCCTATGAGAGGGGGTTCAAAAAAATATTATGTATATGTTAAAAACCCTTCAACGGGTAAAATTAAAAAAATAAGTTTTGGAGATGTCCATGGAGGATTAACTGCGAAAGTTTCAAATCCAAAAGCAAGGAAAAATTTTGCATCAAGACATAATTGTGATGAAAAGAAAGATAGGACTAAAGCCGGTTATTGGGCTTGTAGAATAAACCGATATGGACATTTATGGGGTGGAAAAACATACCCTGGTTATTGGTAATATGAATCTACCATTTAAAGAAACTATTAATGGTGAAAAAAGAATAAGAGTCTTTACTGAGGAAACTGATAGTGGAGAGTTCAAATGGCATCGTGATAGAGAGGATAGACTTGTTAAGGTTCTTGAAGGGAATGGTTGGCAATTACAATTAGACAATGAACTACCCCAAATATTAAAAGAGGGTGAAGAATATTCAATACCTTATGGTGTTTATCATAGGGTGATAAAAGGAAAAGGTAACCTCAAAGTTGAGATTACCTTTCTTTAATTACTTATTAAATCGGTTCAAAGCATTTTGTGTTATAAAGACATATTCAGATTCTTTAAATTCTTCCAAAGTTTTTGAGTTAGTATATGACATTGCTGATTTGAGATAATCTTTAAAATTTTCTAACCATCCATCCAAAGTATATTCAACTTTATTGTATTTTACAATACCTTCTGATGTTACCAAGTTTTCTCTCTCCCATTTTTTTTGTACTTCTTTTGTACTCATCCCTCTGAATTTTTTATACATATATTTTCTTGTAAATGGGAATTTCTTCCAAAGGAAATTAGATGTTTTTGGTGATAAGTTAATTAACTTACCAAGTTTAATTTGGGAACAAGATTCCAAACATTTATTTAAAACACCCCCTAACATAACATAATCAGCACCGAGAGCCAATGCTTTGATTATATCATCATAGTTTTTAAATCCACCGTCAGCGACTATTTTGGTTTTATAACCTCTTTCTTTTTTAATTTTTGCACATTCTGAAATGAGTGATGCCATTGGATAATGGATACCTGTATTTACGGAAGTAAGACATCCTGAACCACCACCAATTCCAACCCTTATATAATCAACACCAATTTCTGCAAATTTCTCATAAGTTGATGGGTTGGCAATATTACCTATCATTAATTCATTGTCATTTCTACTTATGAAAAATTTACATAACTTATAAAGTTTTTCCATGTGACCATTTGCTATGTCAACAAGAATTTTATCGTATCTATTATAGTTAAATTTAGAAATATCTTCGAATTCAGTTAATGATATTGATGTGAAAACATTTTTATTGGTTGAATTTGTATTTCTTGGAATACAAATATCCATTCCTGAATTTAAGAATAATTCATAGTTATTGATGTCAATAACCGTATCCATTGGACTAACAATCAATGGTAATTTATCATCATCATTCGTAATTTTTATTTCACTTCTTGATGAAATTGATGATAATGTTTCAGGTACTATAGTAATATCTTTAAAATCGAATTTTTTCATTATTTTTTTTATTTAACTATAAAATTAAAAAATGAAAAAATCAAATGTCTTCTTTTTTAAATCTATTAATTATTCCTTTGAACATTTTTTCTATTAACTTTGCAGTTAAAGTTATTGTTGCAAAAGTTGTTATTCTTCTTGTAAGGTCTTCTACATTTTCAATTTGTTCTCCTCTCCTTATGAAGAGATAAATTTGATGTAAAAGTGGTATTATAAATATATAACTTAACATATTCAAAACACTTACAGTTGTACCTATTATACTTTGAATAAATGCAACAAATGTATCTTTAAGTTTTGTACTTTTACTTAATACAGTTTCAAGTTCTTGTGTTAATCCGTTTTTTTTAATCTTTTCTTCAATTTGTTTTTTTAATGTTTTTTTACCTTCAAAGAAAAGTGTTGTAATTACTGAGAGTAGTATTAATGAAATTTGTTCCTCATTCAAAGTTGGGAATTCACCTTTTACAAATTGTTCAACAGGTCCAATAAACCCGCCAACACCAGCTCCAAATGTTAAAAGAATTTTAAAATGATTCTCAATATCAATCTTACTTTCTTTGAAAATTTCAGTAACATTCGTTTTTAA